GGTGGTACAAAGGCTGGTGCATTAGGATTAAGTGGTCGTAATGCTGGTACAAAGGGTGGTGCATTAAAATTCAATTCTCTCTTTTCCATCTCTTTTAAAGTATCTTCCATTGATATTCTTCTTGGGTTTGGTTGTGTTGATGTTATGTTAGTTATGTTACCTAATGGATTCATTATATATATATATATATATATATAAATAAATTTAAACTTTTTTATAATTTATACATATGCAAAAATTGTATTAGTAAAAGTCTATAATTCAATATATTTTATAGACTTATTAATTTCTTTATTAAATCAAACTTATTGGTTCGTCTTTTTTCATAATACTTAAGTTGATTAAATAATTTCTCTATTGGGTTCTGAAAAAATTGTATTAGTAAAAGTCTATAATTCAATATATTAAAATAAGACACACTACTAATTATTATTTTATAATAAACCCAACTTTCTGTAATTGTATCTAATTTTAATAGATCTATTATAAATTTAATAATTCAAAAATATTATTGGCCCATAAATTTTAATTATCTGTGTGAATATTTATAAGTAATTTTCTATCTAAATGTTCTATATATAGCATCCATTTTTAATTAATTTTTTAGTTAATGACAACACGTGCTATCATACCATTTACAATAACCGGAACTGTAAAACACGAATTATCAATATATTTCTCTGGAGTCATACCATTTTGTTGATTAAAGTATTCTTTATAAATACCATTATCTAATAGTGTAATAAGATTGTTTAGTACATTTTCAAAATTTTCAATCTGACAATACCTTAGTTTATTATTTAAAAAATCAGAAAAGTAAATATCTTTTTGAATATCGTCTTTAACTAAAGTGATTTTCCAATTATTTTTGTTTTTAGTAAGAATTGCTAAATTATCATTTATAATATTTGCAAATGTCCAATTTTCATCAATATTGCCATTAGAACGAATAATTTGAATATTTCCTAATATTTTTTTAAACTTATCCATTTCATTATACTTATTAATATCGTGAAAAAACACAATTTTATGTTTATGAAGATAAGCTTTGGTATCACGAATACCTAAAACTTCATGTTCTTTGCAAGTTAGAATACCTTTATTACGATGTTCAACTTCATGAGTAATAATTCCTTGCGTACAATCACAATAAAAGCATTTATTTATCATAAGTACTAAATTACAAGGTTCATAACAGCAATGTGTCATTATTAATTATTTATTTATAAATTAAATTAAATTAAATTAAATTTCAATTTTTAATTTATTTTCCAGTTGAACCAAAACCACTGTCTCCTCTAGAACTACTCGATAAATTTTTTACAATTTTAATTTTAATTGGATCTAAAGTTGGAGAACAAATTTGAAATAATTTTTCACCTTCCGTTATTATAGTATCTTTTAAAGATACATTTTTAACTTTTGCCATTATATTACCTCTATAACCAGCATCAATAATACCTACACTATTTGCCATCATTAAAGGTGTTTTACTAATAGATGACCGTGGGTATAAATAATAAGATACTAGTTTTTCTTTTTCATTTCTCATTTCACATTGAATGTTAAAGTTAATAGTTTCAACATCAAACGGTTTAACTTCACATGTTGAAGTATTAATTAAATCTATCCCAGCGTCTCCTTCATGTTTTGTTAAATATTTATTATAATATTCTTTTTCAGAATCAGATGTATTTTCTCCAAATTTAATAAAAAGTGTATAAAACATTAAAATATAAATTATATTTAATAAAATATTTTTAAATCAATTTTTATCAAAAGTCAAAAAAATTGTTAAAATAATTTATTAAAGACTTGAACTTTATATTTAATGCCTCCTAAAAAAAACAAATCTGAAGAACCACTTGTAGAATCTAAGAATGAAGAATTAGTAGAAGTTATTGAAACTAAATCTAAAGGTAAAGGTAAAACTAAAAAAGAAGAACCAGTTGAAAAACCATCTGAACCTATACCCGTATCTGATTCTAAACGTAAAACTAAAAAAGAAGAAGTAATTGAAAAACCGGCTGAACCTGTATTTGAATCTAAAACTAAAGGTAGACCTAAAAAAGAAGAACCAATTGAAAAATCAGATGAAATTCCTATTGAAAAACCTGAATCTAAAACTAAAACTAAAAAAGAAGAACCAATTGAAAAATCAGATGAAAAAACTGTTGAAAAACCGGAATCTAAAACTAAAGCAAAAAAAGAAAAACAGATAGAAAAACCTTCCGAAAATGAATCTAAATCTAAAACTAAAGAATCTAATAATGAAGTTGAAGTAGAAAAACCAACTAGAGGTGGAAAAAAAATTTCCAAATCAGATAATATTAATGAAGAAGAACTTAAAAATCAATTATGGTCAAATTTAAATCAAAAATGGGCAAATATTATGGTTAAAATTAATGAAAATAATAAAGTAACACAAGAACTTCAAAAAGAACGCGATGACCTTTTAAGCGAAATGGAGTATTTTTCAAATAATAATGGTGAAACTTTTGTAGCTAAAATTAATGAACATAAAAAAACAACTTTGGAAATTAAAAAAGAACGTAATGAAGTTTTAAAAGAAATGGAAGAATTAATTTTAAATAAACAAAAAGCAACATCAGATGTTAAAAAAGATAAAAAAAATAAAACAATTACTAAAGTTAATACATCTACATTAGACGAAAGTAATGATGATTCGGATACATCAGAAGATGATGATGATGACGATGATGATAGTGATGATGATAGTGATGATGATAAAGTAATATCTAAAACTAAATCAAAAGAAAAAGAAAAAGTAGTAAAAAAATTTACAGCTAATTCATCAAATAAACAAAAAATTAATAATGATGATAGTGATGATAGTGAATAATTTATTACTTATTTAAAATAAATAAAATTTATTATGTTTTTTTATTATAGTTGGATAATTAATTTCAATAGTATCATAATCATTAACTATTGGCGATTCATATTTTTTTAGATATATATTATAAACAATAGATGGTACTTTTTTATAATTTTCAAATAGTGTTCTATAAATATTTAAATGATTAGCAAGATCAATTGAAATTTCCATTTGAATAAGTCTAGTTTTATAACCATATTCTTTAGCTAAATCTATCATCTCTTTTCTATTAGCATTTGTTGTAAATAATCCTTCAACAATAGTTGTTTCTTCATTTTTTAAACTTTCAATTACCAGTTTTTTAAATTTATTACCATTTTTATCTTTACTTAAAAAATTAGCATTATTATTAGCAATAATACTTTTAGCTAAACTACTTTTACCAGAAGCAGGTAATCCTGATATAATAATTAATTCTTTTTTTTGAATATTAGTAACTGGTTTTGATTCTAATTTTGAATCTAATTTATAACCTGAAATTTCTTTATCTTCGTTAATATCTTTAAAATATTCTTCTGGTGTATAAAATTTAAATTTAATATTAAGTGCAAATTTAAAATCAGAATCAGATTTATCTTTTTTTCTACCAGCCATATCACCAACATAAAAAGATTTTTTTTTATTAATTTTAAAATCTAATTCTGATTCAATAAAATTAAACATACCTGGTCTAGGCTTTCGATTTATATCATCTTCTTTACTTGCTAAAAATATAAAAGGAATATTTAATTTAGTTTGAATATTTGTAACTTTAAATATTATATCTTCATCATTAGTTTTACCAGTTGAAATTCCCAATTGATTAGAAAAAATAATAATTGTTTTAGTTTCAGATAAACTATTTAATTTTTCTGGAATATCATCAAATAAAAACATCCAATCATTTTTATCTTTAGGAAAAACTTTACCTGATTTTGTTTTAATAATAGTTCCATCCATATCAAATCCAGCTACATTTTCATTATATTTATGAAGTTTAGGATAAAAGTTTAAATATAAAATTGTCATTAATATAACATTTTATATATAATAATTTAATAAATCAATTTTTATTATTATAATTTAAGATTTTTCATTTATTCAATAAATAGTAAAATTATTGATATTAAAAAACAATAATTACCAGGACCAAAAAATTTTAATATTGGTAACCAGCTAAATATTAATTCTTCATTATATTCTTTAAAGAATGATTTATACAAACGAAATAGTAATTTTGTTATATATAAAAATAAAGTAAAAATATAATCTTTTTCATTTTTTAATTCAATCATTCTTCTACGTAAAAAGTTATCATTATCTGTAGCTTTTTTAGAAGATATTGCTTCATTTACTCCATAACTTAAACCAAGCATATATGTACTAAAAATACTAATTAAAACATATTTATTTGTTAAACCAAATCTATTAATTAAATAAGTAAGTAAAGCAATATGTGAAATATTATTAAAAACTAAATTTAAAGCCATGTCATATTTAGAACTCGTGTTATTTTTTTTTGACATCTTATCATTAACACAATCTAATAAATATCCAGTAAAATATGCAAATACAGCATATAATTTTTCATTTTGATAAATAAAATATATTGATAAAAATGTAAAAATAGTACTTAATACTGTTACTTTATTTGGAGTTAAACATAATTTATGTAACGGATCAATCAGTTTATTAGCAATTGGAATAAAAATATTATTATCTGTATAAGATTCAAATTGATTATCATCTTTATTTTCATTATAATTAATATTATAATTGTTATTTGTTTCATTTTCTTTAGTGGTGTTATTTTGTTTAGTTGTATTATTTTGTTTAGTTGGTTCATTTTGATTAGTTGTTTCATTTATAATTTCATTTTTAATATATTCTATACTTTCTGATAATGATTGTTCTAACATTAAAATAATTGAGATTTTTAAAATTCTATTATATTTTTTTAAAATACTTATAAATTTCTTAAATAATATATTATTGAAGCTAATATAACACCTCTAATAATCAAAGAAGGGTATTGATTTTCTGTATTATTAATAAAAGAAATTTTATATGTTAATAATATTAAATCTTTATTATTTAATAAAATAAAAAGTAATACAATAATAAGAGGTTCTTTAATATTAACTAAAAAAGTATACACTTTATTATTCCAAGTTTGATAATTTTCTTTTAATTCTTCTTTAGAAGTGTCTTTATCATCTTCAAAATTAACTACTTTTTCAGTAAAACTTTCTCTAATTTTATTAAAATCTTGATTAGATGCTACTGGATTTATATTTTCATTAGTATTATCAAAATTATCTAAATTATTTTCTAATTCTTTTATAAAGTTATTAATATTAAATTTTTTTAAATTTGTATCTGATTTTTTTATTTTTTTAATTGAAGTTCCCATCTCATTATAATTTAAAAGTTCTTTTTCTAAATCATCCATTATAAATAAATTAGATTATTAATTTTTTATGTTTTAAAATTTTCTTGATAAATATTATCTAATATTCTATATTTATTCTTAATTATTAATCTGTCATATTCATCTTTTTCATCTTCAAACCATTTATTTTCTGGTTTAAAAGGTGGTGTTAAAACAGTTGATAATTTAATAATTTTTTCTATTTCATTTTTTGTAATATTTCCTCTAAAAGAATCAGTTAATTTAGTAAAAATTAATACTTTTTCTACTTTACAATTTAATAATGTTCCACAAACATTAGATTTACCATATTCAGAATTTAAATACCATATATTTAAATTATGTTTTAAAAACCCTATTTCACAAGTTTTATAAGGTTCATTGTCAAAAAAAATTTTTGCAAAATCTTCCATTGGACCATATATTTCTTCTTCTTTCCAATTTTCACTTTCATTATCCCATACACCAACTGTATTATATCCTCTACTTCTAATCATCTTATATAATGCAGATGAATCCATATTATCAAATTTTATATCATTACTTAAAGTTGAAACATAGTTTTTAATAATAACAGCTTTACCTTGAATTACATCACCGTTTATGTTCATTAAAGTTGCAAATTGATTTACTTTATTCTTATTATTTATTTTATCTATATACATTATCTGATAATTATGTAATGGTTCTTCCCCAATAGTATCGGTTACAATAATATTATCTTCATTAGCTTTAAAAAATTCACCAATATAATTAAAAAAGTGATTACTATTAATTAATACTGTTTTAATAAAAGGAGAAGATACTAAAAGTTGAACATAATTTGGATTATTCCAATCTAATCCATTTAAATCAAAATCATTATCATCTATTAGAGTTATATAAAATTCATTATCATTAAAAAATTTAATTTTAGAATGATCAAAAGGTTCTGACATCTATATATAAATATAAATAATTTATTTTTATATATATTATAAAAAATTGAATTTTTAATGGTTTATTAGTTTCATATATATTCTTTAAGTTCCATCAGAATGGAGCTGCCAGAAGAAGAAAACCTACAGCTAGCTCCTCGTGTACCCCCTGTTCCGCGTCGTCAGAATGCGGTTCAGGTTGGAGTTGCCGAAGTAGAAGCTCCTCGTGTCCCCCCTGTTCCGCGTCGTCAGAATGC